GTTGGATGCATCCGACGAGATGTTCCATGCCATCGTCTATGGCCCTCCGCCCTTGGCGGCACTCGCCGCCGTGCTGCCCAGTTTGCTGGCAAACCCGACATACGCGCCAATCGTGTTCAGCAGGCCTGGATCGGACTTCTGCGTCGTCGTGCCGGTCGAGCTGCCCGTCGATGTCGTGCCATAAGGCACGGCGCCCACGGAAGCGAGCAGCGTGTAGAGGTTTTGATACGGTTGCTGATATTGGGCCTGCCAGTTGCCCATCTGCTCATCGATCAGTTGCTGCTGATACTGTTGCTGCGCCGTGCCCGAGGCCTGCAGCGCGCCGGCCTGCTGCTGTTGCAGTTGCGCCTGCTGGATGGCCTGCGCCGGCAATTGCTGCGCCGCGACCTCGCCGGCGGCGAGGTTCTGATTGGCGATGCCCTGCCCGGCCGCCTGCGCGTTGGCGTAGCCCTGCTGGCCCATCTGGCCGAGCAGGCCCGCCGCGCCGTAGGCCTGTTGTCCGGCCTGCGAGGCAAGGCCGTAGGCGGGCGTCAGCGCCTGTCCCCAACCCTGGTTGAGCAACTGCGCGACCTGTTGTTGCGTGTTCGCGGCCACCTGCGCCTCGGCGACGCCCTCCTGAACGCCCTGCCTGCTGCCGCCGAACGCGCCGACGTTATTGGCCTGCGCGGCGATCCGTTGGTTGGCCAGCGCGAGTTGTTGCTGCCCGGCGGCCACGGTCGGATCAATTACCGATTGTGCATAAGGCGACATCAGTGCCTGGGCATTGGCGCCAACCTGTTGCGCCGTCGCCGGGCCGCCCTGAAGGTAACCGCCCAACAACCCTTGCGCCGGGTTCAGCACGTTCTGCTGGTAGCCGCCGTATAACTGGTTACTCAGATCGTTGATGCCCTGCGCCGTTTGCGGCGCCAGTTGCCCGAGGAGGCCCTGGTTGGCGTAGGCATTCTGCGATAGCGCGAAAGCCGGATTGGCGATGCCCTGAAGTTGTCGCACCTGCTCGTAAGCCTGCTGCGTGTCCTGCGCCGGGCCGGCGACCTGTTGGCCCTGGTAGTATGGCGTATTCGTTTGATTCGACAGCGCGACGGAGCGGTTGACCGCCTCGGCGGACGCGTTGGTCAGCCAATCGGGCAGTTGCGTGCTCGATTGCGTCGTCTGCGAGCTGGTCGCGGATTGCGTTGGCCCCTTAGCCATGTGCTTCGCCCTCTGGTGTCAGCGGCTTCCAGTAGTGCGGCAGGTCTTCCCGCCAGCCGCGCTTTTCCACGACGTTGCGCCATTTGCGCGGCCCGGCGGCGGTGGCACTCGCGCAGCCCTCAGCGACGGCCCAGGCCTCGATGTCGGCCTCGAGCGCGAGACAATCGCGCAACCGGCCGGCGATCAACCAATAGTTCAACACGCGGCGGCGGGGATAGGATCGAATCTCGGTTACCACCATGCCGTCGCCGCGCTCCCAGAACTGCGCCTGACCGGCTTTGACCATTTCGATTACGTCACCGACCGCGTAAGTGCCCCCGTCCATCGCGACGGCCCGCTCGAAACGTTCGCGCTTCTGTTCGTTGGTCAGGCTCATGGTCGCGGCACCGCGGCGGTATGAATAAAACCCGTGTCGTCCACCGATATCTTCCACATCGTCCCATCCGGGGATCTGAGCCCGATGAACGGCCAGGCGGGCGGCGAGGTGGCCGACGCCTTGCCGTTGAGCGCGTCGGCGATGGCGGCCAGGCGTTGGTCGATGTCGCCGGAGGTGGGTGAAGTGAACGGCGCGGGGGCGTGGCGCAGAGTGGGCATTCAGCGGCGTCCTCCGGCTCTGATTTCCAGCCGCGGCCGGCCGATCGCGAACGGCGTGTCGGTGAGCGCCTGCATCCGCATTCTGACGCTCCGGCCGGAAAAGCGTACGTCCATGAGACCACCGTGGATCTCGGTATACAGGCCCGTGTCGAACTCGGAACCATCGGCACGCGGTTGCTCACGCGCGAAAAACCGATACCCAATCGCATCCATATCACTCGCCGCGTCGAACACCAGTTGTTTGACGTGATACCGCTTGTCGCCCTCGGCCAGGACGATGTTGCCCGACTCGGCGTAGACTTCGCCGTTCGGCGCGCGTGGGGCGCCATTGTCAGTCATACCGTATTCGTGAAGGAACAACGATCCGCCGGCGCCCAGCGGGCCGCCGAGCACGGGAAAGTCCATGGTCTGGTTGAAATCAGCCGCGGTGCGTGTGCGAACCCCGATCGTCCACGGCTTTTGCGGGTCGGCGTAATTGATGGCGAGATACCGATTGCATTCCAGCGAGCCTTCATCCGGCCAGTCCCAGAACAATTCCGTGAAGCCCGGATTTGGACTGCCGAATATCCGTCCGACCATGGACCGGTTGACCAGCGAATAGAACCAGTCGCCGACGTCGCAGGCGAGCGGCTGCACGTTGCCCTGGTACATCCAGAACGACTGAACGCCCGGCCACGCCACGAAACTACCAACGCCAACCACGGCACGCGGCGAAATCGGCCCGCAGCCGCTGGCTATTTGCACGATGCCGTAAGCATAAGGCGCGCCGACATATTGCATTTTGTGAACGTCGTTCCCCGTAAAGATCAGGATGCCATCGCTGACCTTGATCGCCGTCATGGCATAACTCTGGGTCGCCAGCAGCTTGTCGCCGGCGAGGTTGGTCAGATCCGGCGCCCAGACGTCGGGATCTTCCTGATCGGACCACGCGACCATGCGGGGATTGCCGCCCGAGCCCCACAACACGACATGGCGTTGATCCGTTACGATCACGCCGCGATTACGATCCGGGGCGGCGGTGACGAGCGCGGCGGCGGTCGTTGGTGTCGTCGGTGACCAGCGGAACAGGTGCCCGTCCTGGGTTGGCACCACCAACAGGTCTTCGCCGAAGGTGGCAAGCGACCACTGATCCCCCATCACGGCGGCGATGTCGTTGGAGCCGATGTCGGTTGAATCGCGGCTGATGCCGTAGACGTCGAGCCCGTAATCGCCACGGCCGTAACCGATGGTCGTGTCGCCGGGCGGACCAAGAGCCCCGACGCCGGCGGGCGTGATGTCGTGCAACGTGAATGTATCGAAACGATATGCGTAAAGTTTCGTGTCGGTTCCGAACGCGGCCCAGCGAACGTAGGCGTTGTCATGCCAGGTGAGCATGTCGCGCGGCAGGTCGGAGACGGCGGTGCCGGGTTGGGCGACGTTGCCGCCGATCGGTTGCAGTTGGCCGCCACGGAAGCGGACCAGATTCCCGTCGAACCACCGCCCCGGCGTAGCCTCCGGCGTGGCGTTGCGAACAATGCCCGGTGGGGGCGCTTGCGGAATACGGGGCACGGCTAATGCGGTCCCCGCATCGGCGCGCTCAGCAGGCGTTGGCCGCCCGGCGGCGCGAACAGCCGCTTCAATTGCGCGATCTCCTCGCGCAGCGCGTCGATCTGCGCCCGCGTGTCGGACTCGGCGGGAACGTCCACGACGGCGCCGAACGCCGTAAGCGAGGCCTGATCGCCCGCGAAGATGATCTTCGTTACGACGATGATCGGCGAGAGCACCGCGAACGGAGAACCACCGCCGTTGAGCCATGCGTAGTGCGTGTGGCTACCATCGGTGGAGATCGCGTGAGTATGCGCGGCGACGGTGACGTTGTGGGCATGGTTGCCGTCAAAGGCGAGCGTGAAGTTGGATGACCCTGTCGTGAACGGATGCGTATGCGCGCCGGCCGGATCGGTCTGCTGGCCGGTGATGGCGATCTGATTGGACGAATTACCGCCGCCGATGAAATCGCCCGCCGCGTGCGCGGTCTGGGTGTAGCCGTGCGTATGATTGCCGACGGCATCGGTCGTGCCGACGTGAACGTGGTTGCCGCTGCCGGGCGCGCCGTGGTTGTGCGAGCCTTGCGTGTCGGTAACGGCATTGAACGCCGTCGAAGCGGCCGTGGCGGTGCCGTGGTTATGCGCGCCCTCGTAATCGATGCTGATCTCGTAGTTCGGCAGAACCGCCTGGGTAATCGTGTTCCAGATGTAGCCGACCCGCTGCGTGAACGGGAAGTTGTTGGTGTTGCCACCCTGGTCGGTCATGGCGCCGGGGCCAACGCCGGCGCGACCATTCATATTTGGCAAGGCGAACGTCGTGGCGCCGTCTCCGCTGCCCCAATAAGTGCCGATGACCGCGAACAGCAGGCTGTAGGTCGTCCTCGAAATGAGTCGTCCGTCGCAAATCAGAAATCCAGACGGAGCATTCGGGCCGGCGAAGTCGATTATCGCGCCAATTGGCATCGCGCGGGATATAAACCCATCAACAATATCCCAGTTATCGTTGGTCTTGGAGCCCCACGTGTCCCGACTGCTCCCCACCTCCGGCTTGGTTAAACCGAGGGCTGAAGTAAAGGTATCAGGCATACCTCCCTCCTGTTATAAACGGGACGGCTTTGGCGTTTGCACCGCCTCCGCCGCCCCTGACCCCGACCCATGATGCTGCCAAGGATCGAAGCTGATGCCATATAAGGACAAAGAGCAGGCGAAAGCATGCTGGCGTCGCCGCAACGCTAAACCAGAGCGTAAAGCATATATGCGCGAATACATCCGAAAACGGATGGAAAATCCTGAGCACCGAGAGCGCGCCTACGCCGCGACGGCAAAATGGGTGGCATTGCCGACGAATACCAAGGCCCGAGCAGACTATCAAACCGGCCGCCGCGCGACAGGAAAGGTAAAGGCGACCGATCTCCGCAACAAGGAAGCGCTCGCGGGCAGACCGAAACCTGACCGCTGCGAGGTGTGCGGGAGACTGCCTAAGACCAAGAGCCTTCACTTCGACCATTGCCATCAGAAAGGACACTTTCGCGGATGGCTATGCAACGGATGCAATTGTGCCCTCGGTTTCGTCAACGACGACCCTGTCATCCTCCTCAAACTGGCCGCATATCTGAAAAGGAGCCGGGACCATACCGCCCCACAGTTAACGCTCTCCGGCATCTGACAGGTCACTTCACGCCCGCCGGCGGATTATTGGCGGTGTTGGTAATGCCGGACGGGCTGTCCGAAGAGTCGTCCGTCACGCTGACGTACCACGTGGCACCCGGGTCATACGGCACTTTCACATGCCAGCCGCCGATGCCGCTGGTGCGGTTGTAGCCCATGCGGAGCACCCAGTCGCGGTAGGTGCCGTATGACGTCCCGGTGTGCGGCCGGTTGGTCTGCGGCGCGACCGGTGCCTGGAAGCCCCAGACGATGCCGCCGTTAGCCGCGCGCCATTGGGGGTTGCCACTTGGAGTTGTGGTCATTGAACCTGCTGTGCTGGCCATCTCGTGCTCCCTTTCATGCCATTACCATAACGCGGTTCTGAGGCACGATATCGCCGATCGAGGCGACACTGGCCCATTGCTCGATGGCGACCTGTGTCACGAGCGCCTGCAATCCGGTGCCGGTAACGGTCGCCCATTGTTCCAAAACCACCTGTGTTGTTTGCGCGTCGGGGTTCGTGCTTAGCCAGTGCTCGACGGCGGTTTGTGTCGCGAGCGCGTTGGTCGGGATCGTGGAGCCAGCGGTAAATCCGCTCGTGAAGCCTGACGGCACGGTGCCGGTGAACGCGGTGTCGCCAAAGTTGGCGGTGATCTGATCACTGGTCGCGGCGAAGCAAACCGCCGGGTGTGCCGGTATGCCTCTTCCTAAAAATACCGCGACACCACCCGCCCCTGTCGTGGGACTGGCGGTAGCCGACATGTTCCAGTTACCAGCGGCACCAAGTCTGAACCAAACCAGCCGTGCGTCCGCGTCGAATGCAACACCGACTACCGTGCCGTTGGCAATCGTGCCAAACGCTATACCACCAACAATAACACCATCGACATAAACACTCCCCGCGCGGTTCACTCCGCAAGTGCCTGGACCCGCACCGCCCGTTATGAAAATCGGTTGGGCAATGGCGGTCGTCGCCATTCCCACCGACGCACTGCTGTTTGTCAGCGTGTTACAGGTAATCTCCCAGTAAAACTTTCCAGCCACCTGTCGATCAACAGATCGCACACTTGCCAATGCGCTGCTGGTGGTCGTGGCAATCAGGTTGCCGCCCGATAGCGTCAGGTTCGCTGACTTATCACTCAGATTAAATACGGTGTTCGCCACTACGCAATAACCTTCGGGCCAACATTGATCCCATTGACGGCGGCGGCACTCCACGCGACGTTGCCGTTCGGGTCCAAAGTGTCCGTCCTCCACGCCCACAGCCAACCGCTCGTGGTCAGCGTCAGCGTGGGCGATGCGACCGTCGTACCAATAATCGTGCCGCCAAAACCAGCCGTGTAACCGGATGGAACCGTACCAGTAAACGCACTCGAACCAAAGTTGGCGGTAACGATGCCGCCGCCCGGACCCACTGAAAATATCGGATAAAGCGGAAGTCCTATGACGGTGAAATCAACGCCGCCGGTTCCGCCGGGAGCATAAGCCGCGTTGCCGTTCCAGTTGCCTGACGGCGCAACACGGAACCATATCAATCTCGTGCCGAAATCAACCGCGATACCGATCACGTCACCGTTCGAACGCGAACCGATAGATGCGGGACCGACACCGCTGGTATCGAGAAAGACAAGACCGCTTTGCGTGCCGATGCCAACTGCTCCGGTCGCGGTCGATGCGACACCACTCAGGCTGGCGGCGGCGGTAGCCAGCCCAACGAATGCCTGGGCACCAGCGGCGCTCCCCAGTGTGATCTCGAAATAGAATTTGCCGACAGAGAAACCGGAGACAGCGCGAACACCCTGTGTACTGGTGGTGGCGTTGGCGATCAGGTTGCTGCCGGACAACGTAAGGGAGGCGGTTTTATCGCTTGGGTTCCATGCCGTTGGTGAGAATACCACCGTGCTCCCCGAACGCAGTTGCACCGCCGCCGTGCGACTACCGGCGTCGGACTTCTGCATCAGCGCGCGCGTCGTTACCGCGATGGTGTTGACCGGTGTCGAGGCGATGCTGGCGATACCGTAGAAATCCTGATCACCGGGCGTGCTGTCGTAGACGTAGGATGTGGCGGCGTCCTGCTGCGCTTCGTTCACGAGACAGTTGTTGGTGGTGACATTGATGTTCATCGTGAAAATCGGACCAGCTATGGCCGATACGCCAGGACTGGCGACGGGGAAACTGGCATAGGGGGTCACGCCGGTCATACCTGTCAGAGTACCGTTCCGGTTAAATGAACCAGTAGACGTGTCGGGGTCCAGACCAATCCAGTATTGCGTGCCTTTGGAGACCGTGACTGGCGTGCCAAAAGTGAAAGTATTGTTGCCGCTCACCGGGTTGCTGATTGGTGTTGCTGTTCCAAGGACTGTCGTGGGAAACGTGCCCGAACTGGCGAATATGGCGCACTTCAGGTTGCCTGTGTATCCGACCGCCACTGAGAGAATGGCTGTCGCTATCGTGCCATCGACAGTCGGGATGAACTGTTGATAGTAAGCATTGTTGACGGCGAACGCGGTTGTCGCCGCTGTTGTGTACGGAGTAAAAGCCACACTCGTCGGCGTCCGCGCGAACTGCACCGCCGCATCGCTCGCGGGCATTCTGGTATACGCCCGGATGTCACCGACGAACGGCACGCTCGATGCGTCGGAGCGCCAGAACAGGTCGTCCAGCCGTTGGGAGTTGACGGATAATGATTGACTGATCTGCAATTTGTTCGCGTAGGCGTTAGCCGAGTTCTGGGTATCGCGTATGGCGGTGCTGTCATAATCATCGGATGTATTTCCGTTCTTGCGAACGCGAAACCGGCCAACTGTATTGGATATGATCACCTCGAACTCGAACGCATACCATGTATTGATCACGGGAAACGCGCCTGTATACGTGTCCAGCACCGTGCCCGCCGGACCACCGGAAGTCAGCAGGATCGCACCGTCGCTACGGAACACGACGGAGCACTGCGCCGTGGCACCATCGAACAACTGCAACGATAATCCAAGGGTCGATCCGCTTATCGCCGCCGTCTGCTGAAACGCACACGCGAAGTGGTGGACCGCATCGTTGACGGCACTGGTTTTGATCAGGACGGCGTTGCTACTGCTCGTCCAACTGAACGCCTGACTGCCAGCGAACCGCCCAGCGGCAATACCGAGATTACTGACCAATGTCCCGCTGTCCCAATACCCATTGATGGCATCGGCTGGCAGCGCGTAGCAATCGAACCCATCCCCGAAGCTCCAGGCCATTACACCCTCGCACACAAAAGGGTGATGCCGATGTCGGAAAGACTGGCGTCCTGACTACTCGGAGCCACACATTGCAACACGTCCCCCGCCGCCATCGTCGCACCGCTACCAGCGAGTGTCGCGCTCGTGTTGCTCGCTGATGTCACGGTAACAGTGCCAATCGGTGTGATCGTCGTGCCGCCCGTGATGCGGTTGACGGTGAACACCGCGTTGCTTGTCGCTTTGACGCTGTCATACACGGTGCATCCAGCGAGTGACGCGGGAACAGCCAGTGCCATTGCCATCGGCGCGTTGACGATAGCACCCGTTGCTGGCTTGCCGCTGAACGCGAAGGTGATCGGGATCTGGGCGACCTCGGCGGGGAGTTGCGCGTAGGTCGCCGTGCCCGTGAGACCGGCGAACGTGGTCGTTCCCGGCGGTCCCGTGGCGCCCGCTGGTCCCGTCGCACCAGTTGGCCCCGTTGGTCCCGGCACCGTGCTGTCGGCCCCAGGCGGCCCCGCTGGGCCTGCCGGACCCGGTGGACCGACAGTCCCTTCAAGCTCTCCGAAAGCCGTGTCCAGGATCGTTGCGTTATCGTTCCAGTGCGTCCCCCACATATCGTCGTCGGCGCCGGTCGTGGGCTTCTTGAGGCCGAGATTTGGCGTGGTGCTGTAGCCGCTCATACCGGCGCCGCCCAGGTTCCAGGGGAACAGAACGCGGGTCGTCGCGCCCATTCAACGGGTGGGTAGCGTTCATACATGCCCGCGCCATAGGCGCCGACGCCGTACGGGCGCGGTTTACGGGAGCGGGCCTTGGCGGGTATGCCGGTGGCCGTCCAGGCGCCGGTCACGCAATCCCCCGGCGACTGCCACATCGACGTATCGGCGCCATATCCATTCGGGCCGAACCGCCCCTGGCTCAGGCCGGTGACACCCGGCATCTCGTAGCCCCTGGCCGTGAACCTTCCCGGCCGCCCGTCGATCGAGCCGTAGCCGAGGGGGCCGAACCGTCCTGGCGTGATAGTCATCCTAGTTCGCCGCCATGATGTGCCAGTTGAAGCCGTCACTCTGCAATTCACAGAACTTGCCAGCCGTGGCCGGCATGATCGCCGTCGAGGCCGCGCCGCCGACCAACTGAATGACGTTGCCTGATGCCGAAGTGACCGCGAACGCGGCGATCAGTTTTAGCCGCAACACACGCCCCGCACTGGTCGATGCCGTGGGCAGGGTCAACGTGAACGCGCCGGTCGGGGCCAGTATCAACGCATGATCGTTGCCGCCGACCGTGTAGCTCGTGCCCGCCTTCGCACCGATCGGGAGCGACTGCTGTCCGTTTACCGTCAGGCCGCCCAGCGTTGTGATACCGACATCATTAATGGCCAGGACCGGGGCGCCGTTCAACTGGTATTCAAGCGTCCCCCTCGCGCTGACATATCGCAACGTCCTGACGTTCTGCCCCGCGTCGGTGCCGTCGCCGCTGAAATCAACCGGCATGTTCGCCGCCAGCCGGATCGCCGCGTCCTTGACGCCGCCATCGACCAGCGTGGCCAGCGAACATTCGACGATCGCATCATAAAACCGTGCGTTGGCGAGAATGCCCGCGCCGATCTGCACGTCGGCGTTTTCCCCTGAAATGGCGATGGCGCGGCTGACCTGCATCGCGACCGTGGTGCCGTATTTCCACGTCACGGTGCCGTCCGTGACGGTCCCGGCCGTTGTCGGCCATGTCGGCGGAGACGCGCCAGAGGTTCCAGCGACGGTGCAGAGGTAGGTGAAACCATTCGAGGGAGACGGTTGCACGGGTGCGTCCACCGCGTAGGCGTGTGACGCCTGCCACGCGGCCGGATAATTCGCCGCCGAGTTCAGTTCGAGATATGTGCGCCCGCCCGATCTTGGATCGTAACTCGTTATCAGCGGTTCCGGCCCGTTCGCCCTGATGTCGTATTCCACCGCCACATCAATCGACGCGCCGATCCCCGTCTGATCGTGCAGCTGGCCAAAATACAGGAAGTTGATGCCCGAACCGCTCTGGCGAAACACGCTGCTGGCGATGCCGACATGCTGCGCGTCGGTGTGCCCCGTACCTTGCATGTATTGCTGCGCGTTGATCGCCCAGACGTAGTTGGCGGGCGCGCCCTTGATGAAGTCCTGAATAACGATGTTCGACAGCGTGCCGGTCAGCGCGCTCGTCGGCATGTCGTAGATGTGCTGGATGACCAGATCGACCGTGAACGGCGGCGTGGTTTGCGTCTCGGTCATCGGGCCGATTTGTATCCCGTTGACGCCGGGTGCGCTCGTGACGGTGACTGGCGCGACAAGGGCATCGCTGGAGGCATTGGCGATGGCGGCGTTCAGTTCGCTCGCGAACAGCGCATCGCCTTCTTTCCATGGATATGACGGCCGGCCGCTCATAGCGCGGCACCCCAAACGTAGATGCCCTGGCCAATAACCCCGACAGCGGAACGATTGTCGCCACTCGCGGAAACCGTGGTGCATAGCCCGACAAAAAACACCAGGCCCGTCGTCGCGGCGGGGGTCGTCAGAGTGTAGGAACACCGAAACCAACCGTTCGACCATGACTCGATCGCCGCCGACCGGGCGGTAAAGCCGCCGATAAGATCGGCGCCGACGACGGCCGTGCCGTTGGTCAGATCAAAATACGCGGTCGCGGCGGCTGATATCGATGATGTGTTGATCTGGAGATACGCGTTGGAAACAGGGGCCTTCTTCAGGAAAATCGAGAACGTGTAAGCGGCGTTCGCCGACGCGACGACAGTCGGGTTGTAAGCGAGGCTGCGAATCGTGTTCGTCGTGTCGGTCGCGGACAGTAGCGGCGCCGTCGTCGAGCCATCCGGCGCGAGAAATGTCCCGCCCAGCGCGGCGGGGCCGCTTACCACCCAATTATTCGCCGTGGACGGGATGGCTGGAACGATCGGGTTGGGACGCATGACCTGCGAACCACCGAACTGCTGGCGCATCTCCTGGCTGAAATACTTGCACCAGCCCATTGGCGAGACCGGCCCGGTGACGTGGCCGCACCACTTCGGCGCGATGAAAAACCTGCAGAACGAGCATTTTTCCCTGCCGCCCGCCGGCGTGTAGCGCGCCTGCTGGGGCGAGACGCGATGCACGACCACGTTCATCAGAAGCTGACCAATTCGGCGCGGAGTGGGGCACCGCTAAGATCCGATTGCTGTTTCCACAAATTGGCCCTGGTCACCGCCTGTTGGTATTGCGCGTCGGCCTGTTGCGCCCGGTCGTCATCCAGCTCGAATAACGCGCCCAGCTTCAGCACGCCCCAGAGATATACGCCGTAGAGTTGTTCGAGGACCGGATTGGTGTCCGAGGGCAACAACAACGGCTTCGGTTTCGCGTACCACCCCATGAGCACGCTCTGCGGCACCCAGGCGGGGTCGGGCGGATTGGGAATGACCGGGTGCGGCAGGAACTCTATGCAGTCGTGGACGAGCCTGTAGGCGGTACACTGCCCCGGCACGCCAACGAACGAGCCATCTTCCCAAACACCATTGCCCCGCGTTCCCGTCCAGTGGCCGCTCCACTCGTCACGTAGCGACAGCAACTCTCCGCTCGTCGCATCCCTTATCGACTCCATCGTGGCGAAGTCAGCCGGCAACGTGATGTAGGCGGCGTCGATCGGCTGAATGCCCGAGGTCACCTGACAACGGGCACGCAGCGTCTCCGCCAGTTCGGTCTCCACCATGAGCACCCAGCCGGGGATCAGGCTGGCCACATCACGGCGATTCAACCAGTGCTGGACGTCATCGGTGAGTTGCTGGAGGGAGGCCAACGGCTCACTTCTTGTCGGGTGGCTGATGCGGGGGCGTGGGCGGCTGAGGTGCTGGATGCGGCGGTGGCGGTGTCACGGGCGGGGGCGTGCCCGGGCGCGGCGCACCGGAGGCCCTGACGGCCGCCCGCTCCTTACGGATACGCTCGCGGTCTTCCGGTGTCGTGCCGTCGCCCTCGTAGAACACCAGATCGTCCTGCTGTTCTGCCTCCAGTAACGCGCCCTGCTCCTGAACCGCCGCTCCCGCCGCCATCGCCTGGGTCCGTAACTCGCCCGCCGTGGTGGCGCCTGGATAGAGCCTGACCAGCAGCACCGGATCGATATCCGGTGGCAGCGTCGGCTCCAGGGGCACCGCGACCGGCACCACGGGAGCGCCCATCATCCCGATGCCCGTCGGGGCACCGATGCCCGGTGTTGGCCTCTGTGGTGCCGGGGGATCGGCTTTGTGGTCTGTTGTCGCCATTGCCATTGGAATTCCCTTCAGAGCTTTGAGCGGTCGTCCGTGCGGAACACAGAGTTATCCGGGTCATTCAGCCAGTCGTTGAGCCGCTTCGGGTCTTGCATGATGCCCAGCTTTTGAAGCTGCTGAGCGACCACCAGCGGAATGCGGGCTACGTGGATGGTGTCGCGCCGCACCAGCGGGTCGAAGTTGGACGCGATCGCCTTGGCGGACTCCACGATCGGCCTGACGTCCTGGGTGTGGGTTATGACCAGGCCCGCCTCGTGGTCGGTTTCGATCTCGGTGTAGCGCCGGCTTACCGGATCGAAGTTGTCATAAAGTATTGTTCCCACGACACACTATTGGTTAAGATCGAAGATAGTAGCGTGGCTCTTTGGCGCAGTAGGACGAAGACAACCTTCGAAAACTACTGCGCCTTGACTGTTGTCACCGGTCACCGCGTACGACTGGTCTATAAAATCGCGGCCCTGCAACGGCGCCATTTCAACGTAATCGGGGCTCACCAACAGGATCTGGTGTAGCGGGCAGAAGCGGTCGGGGGCGAGCTGGATCGCACCGAAATTCGTCCTGTAAACATCGACGGCCCCCATGATCGTCACCTCTTCGCGCGACGTAACGTTCTGGATGTTCTGCGCCACGACCGCATTGCCCGTGCCGCCCTGCGACAGCGTGGCGAAGTAGGCTTTCACGTTGCCCGACATGATGCCCAGCGTGGGCACACTGCCGGCCTGCCAGCACTGTTGGACAGCCGCGTCCACCATGGCCAGTGTCAGGTCGCGCAGCGTTCCCGCCGTCCCGGCGTTGCTGCCGTCACCCACGGGCATGACCCCGGCGCCGGCACCACGCGAACCGTTGAGGGTGTAGCAGGGCAGTCCGCTCATGTGCCGTGGATCGGTGATGGTGCGGACCAGCGGGCTCGTAATGGCGAACTCGACGTCCCGCTTCACTTCCATGCCTTTCAGGATCACCTGCCGGTTGTATTCGTCTTCCCCACCGGCGAAGTCGGCCGCGCGTGTCGTGTTCGATACGCCGACCGAGCGCACCGCGATCTGGCAGACGTTGTTGAATCGCACCGGCTTGGTCACCGCTTGCATTACGGCAGTGAAACCTTCCGGTTGCGCATTGTCCGACACAGCTCCCAAATCCTGAACGATCCACTCTGTCAAAACTTGATTGGCTGGGACTGAGGAAATGGCGGATAGTAACGGAGTCGCATCGACGTCTATTTGAAAAATTAAGTCACGTAAGTCCTCTTTTACCCCGACCGCTGTCGTCTCGATATAGGTTGAGGCCGGGGCCGCGCCCATCGCCGTGAGAGCCATATGTCACTCCATCGCGTGCGCGGACGCGCCCATTTGGGCGTCTCGCGCGGTGAAACCGAATTGTGAGGTTTCGCGATGGTCTGGGGCGTTCGATCGGGTGGGTGCGGCGCACTCCCGAAAGCGCGGTTCAGCCAGTCAACGACGGCACTTCCCGTCCGAAAGTGGGTGCCGGGGCACTCTTTCGGGCGACGAATGTCAACAGAATGTCAGTAGGCTGGATTTGTCAATAAGCTTGGATTTCATGGTATGCTGAACTAACCTTCGCGCACATTCGGAGACGTTTGGAGTCAGCAATGCCTTTGATCATCAAGCCCGCGATCGCTGGAGAGCCTGATCTGGAAACAGTCCCACGACGCGTTGACCGCAAACTGGCGGCCGAACTTGTCTCGCGCTTTTTCTTTCCCGTTGGTCAACGCTCGTTCGAATCGTGGCCACTCGACTGGCGCATCATGAATAACAAAGCAGTTTGCGATACAGCGGAACTGTTCGCCGCCGCGCAGGCCAGGGTCGATGCCGCGCCACGGGCTCACTCGCGGCGACCGCCGCGCGATTAACGCCCCGCGCCGTTGGTCGCGGCCCGCCGCGCCGCCAAAAGTGCCGCCGCCGTGCGGAAGTCAGCCTTGCGGCCGAATGCCTCTTCGGCATTGGCGACACGCTCGGAGGGCGCCGGTGGTGGCGCCTGACCCCGCACCGGGGCGATCTGGGCTGGCGCGCTCGTCTTCGCGCTCTCCACCCAGCGATCGAACATCGCCGCCTTCATCATGGCTTTGAGGTGGTGGGGGCTGGTGAGCCCCTGCAACTCGTTGTGTGAGAAACCGCCCTTGGTTGTCGCCCACTCGACGATTTGCTTCTGCGCGTTGGCCCGCTCGGTCGGATCGGCCCAGAACGGCAACTCCTTGGCCAGCATCTCGTTGGCCGCCTGGACCTGCTGTTCCATCGCCCGCTGATGCGCCTGTTGTTGCAACGTCGTCAGCCCGGCGAGGCGGTTCTGCTCGTTGACCGCCGTCTCCCAGGCGGCGCGCTCGCGCAGATACTGTTGCGGATTGGTCTCGAGGAGCCCGGGGTCCGGCAACGGCGGCGCGTTCTGAACCGTCTCGGCCAGACGCTGCAACTCGGGCTGGATATACGGCAACACCTCGGCCAGTGCCCGCTGCTGCGCCTCCAGCGCCTGACGTTGCTGGGCTATCTCCTGGGTTTTCTGTGTGTAATCGCTCGATTTTCTCTGGGCGAAGGCGCGCACCTCGGACAACGTCTTCAACCGCTGCCCCTCGATCTCGAACCCGTCGCCGAATGCCATGTCCGTTGGTGCCGCGTCCGCCCCGGCCGCCGCGCCCGGCACGCCCAGTGCCCGCTCCATGGCGGACAACGACGACGGTTCCGGCTTCGGCGCTTCGGCGGGCGCTGCTTTGGGCGCGGCGACGAGTTCGGCGGCGGGCGGCCTGCGTGTGGACTCTGGTGTCGCCGGAGCCGCCGGCGCCTCGGGACCGCGCCGCTGCCGGTTGAGCAACCGCGCCGCCTCGGAGATGCTGATGCTGGGCTGCTCGTTGGCCGGCGGGCTTATGCCGCTGTCGGACGATGTCGGAGTTGATGGTGCCGGTGTGCCGGTGGTTTCGCTCATTGCTGTTGCCCTACTCCATCGCCCGTCTCGTCCGTTCGGCCACCCTGTCAGCCTCGACCGCCTCGGCGTCGGCGGCGATCTCGTTGCGGATCAGATTGATCGCGATCACCACCCGCCGGTTGTCCTCGCGCTGCCGCTCATCATCGAGAAACATCGCCCGCCCCGCCGCTTCGGCCACGATCCGGTCGAGCACCGCCTGGAAATGCGGATCGTCCAGCATCCGCTTGCACGCCTCGGCCTGGACAACCTGCTCGGCCGTCAATGTCACCGCCCGGCCCCCAGATCCCGCAACGCCCGCAACAACTTCACCGGCAATGAACCCCTGACCTCGACGCCTTCCATCGAGTTGAGATTTTCCGCGGGCGGACCCGGCATCCAGTAGTCGGGATAGTTTGGCGGGTAGGCGATCATGTCCTGGTCGATGTTGCCCGATGGCGGCCGCAGGGCATCCATCCGCGCCGTCCAGTCAGGCTCCCTGACCGCGTCACCAAGCAACCCGCGAAACGACGACCTCATCATGGAACGTTACCCCTGAATAACGAAACCGAAAACCCGCCAACCGAGCAGGAACAACAACACCGCGTAAATCCAGCCGTTGTAGTTGGTCCAATAAACCTGCCCGTTGGCCGTGCGGCCCCAGGCGCCAAACACCAGAGCGATGACGAAAATCACCCAGAACAACAAACCAATGGACATCACTGCTGCCCTCCCGGTCCCGGCAACGGCGGACCACCCGGACCCAGCAGCGGCGACAACGCCGCCCGTTGCGCGATCTGCCCGTACGCCGTCGGCATTCGCCCCGTCGCCAACGCGTTACCGATCGCCGCACGCGTCATGGGATCTTGCGGCACCGGGGGCGGCGCCATCGGACGCGGCGGCGGCATACCCCCCCCTTGGGGAGGACGCGGGCCAGCCATCTGTGGCGACATGAACGGCTGGCCCGGCCCGCCCGGCCGCGGAGCGGGGGGTGGCTGCCCCACGGCCGGAGGCTGTGACGACGACGGCGACGGCAGATCCGATAACAACCCCACCGCCGGCGCGTTCGACTTCATGCTCGCCTTGAACTGATCGAGGCTGGGCGCCGGGGTGCCGAACTGCGCCGCCGCCACCCACGTCTTCACCCACGCGTCCAAAGCGGCCTTGTCCCGATCCCGATCGTCCTCGAGCAACAGGGACGCCCGCTTCGTCTGCTGATCCGCCCGGTCGTTCTCAACGTCCGCCGCCGTCTTGGCCTGCTGCACCTGCGCCAGTATCAGGGATGGATCGGGCGGGGGCGGTGGTGTCGGCGGCGGCTGAAAATTCGGCGGCAAAGCCCGGAAATACTGGGAGACATCACTCACGTTCACCGTCTCGAGCATCCTGGCCAACGTATTGCGATACTCCGGTATCCCCGCCAACGGGTTGCCCATGCCGCCAACCTGCATGATCAACTCCTGCTTCTGGGCAATGGCCGACAACATCTGCAACCGCTCGGAAGGCATGCCCTTGCCACCAACGTTCACCGCGCATTCCCAGTCCGTGGAGAGGGCCCTGGGATCAATCGCCACCCACTCGTTCCGGATGCGAATGACATTCGGCCTGTCCTGCTGCCGCGCCAACATTCTCAGCAGGCCACTGTAAAGCGGCGCCAGACCCGTCTCGGCGAGGGTGCGCGCCACCATGTCCAACCTGTCCTGCGCCGCGCTGGACTGTTGCGACACCGCGATCGGCGCGGTCGATTGGAGTTCATCGACGGTGAGACCGGCGGAGGCTCTGGTGATACCCGTCCGGCTCTCTCTTATACTCTCCAGCACGGCCATCACCGGCAACGCCTCTTTCCCCCCGAAGGGCTTCACCAACTCCGTTACCGCGCCAACATTCGCCGCCCTGATGATCGAGCCGATCGCGGTCTGCCTGACGTCGGCCATGTTGACCTGGCCCTGCACCGCCACCGTCCTCGGAAACATGCTCTGCGCCAGACTGTCCAGCGTGTGCCGCATAACTCTGGATTCTATGCGTTGCAGGTCCATCACCATGTCGGCCTGGCTCAACCCCACGACCTGCCCAGGCTCGCGATACGGCGTGAAACAAGCCAAGGGTATCTCGTCCACCCGCTCCCACTGTATGAGCGACTGCGCGTTGCCCAACATATGCACGTGGATGAGTTCCGACCGGTTGTCCCCGTCGGTGTCCATCCGCACCCAACCCTCGGCATACCGCACCAAGGATGTCGCTTTGTCGTTGGGCGGTGATCCCGCCATGTTCCGCCCCCTGGCCCCATCCCTGGCGAGCACCTCCTGACGCCGACGCATGTCCGTCCCACGCCCGCGATGCGCCAGAACCTTGTCCTCCGGCAGACCCATCTCGAGCAGTTCCGAGACCGTCACATCGCGCACGTCCCACAGCGCCTTCGCGCTCTCGACAGTGCCGGCACCAGGATCAACCCAGATACACTCCGCCGGCCGCTGCGAAATGTGCGGCCAACCACGCGAGGTGGATCTCGTAAGCGTGGCGGACCATAGTTCCGGCGCCGCGCCCTGCGACAAATACATCTGCCCCTCGGGCGTCTTCATCAACGCCGCCTGCTCCGCCTGAAGCAACGGCCGTCGTATTATCCTGCTGGCCTCTATCCCCGGCTCGGCCAACAACATCTGCAACTGCGGCAGCAACAGCCCCTCGCAAACCTCCGTCCTGCTCGCCTGCTTCGCACCCCAGTGCCACCGCACCCAACCAGCCTTCCGGGTCAACGCATCCAGCAACGCATCATGCAATATCTGCCAACCGGCATTGGCGCTGAACAACGCCCACCGCGCGTAATCCGTCGCCTGCCGCGCCAGGGCTGCAGCCGCCCCATCCGTCTCCTCGGACGACACAGGCGCGAAACTCACCGGATCTTCCACCCCCGTGAACAACCGCAGCAGGCTGGGCAAGGTCTGCCTGATCGTGTCCCTGACAACCGTCAGCGTGATGTTGCTGCGACCCTCCAGCCGCGGCGCGTTCGGCTCCCCGGCATAATACTCCGACGCCGTTATCCGCTGCCGCGATAGCTGGTCATCATAGTTACGACACGCCGAGAACCAGAACCGCGCGGTCTGAGCAATCTCCTCGTCCGTCTTGCTCAACCGCTCGAACACGATCTCCTGCTGCCAGGGCGCGGCGGTCGGACGCGCGCTCGGCCTTAACCCAGCCGCATACTTCCTTAACGTCGGCGGCAATGACGCATCACTATCCTCGCGCTGCCGCTCCTCGTCCCGCTTCGGCGGCAACAGAAACGCCAGCATCTGCTCGCTGGTCGCATTGATGCCGATCGGACGCATGCCCCGGGGAACGAGGCCTTGTATCGGCGGTAACGGCGGCGGGCCGCCGGGGGGGCCAATGATGCCGCTCATGCCACAGCCCGCGACGCGATCCACCGGCACCGCGCACGCTGCAAACGCGCGACCGCCTCATGAAACGCAACCAACGCCTCACGATACTCCGCCTCCAGATCAACCGCGCTCATGATGATGTTCCCTCACATGCCGCGAGCCGGCCAGCAAACGCGGCCTTGAAACGGTCCCGGTCGAGCCAGCCAGGGAACGGGGCCTCCACCGGCCAGCCCGCCACCGTCGCCATGTCGCGCTCAAGATCCGGCAGCAACACAGCCTCATGCGGCGTGCCCCTGACCCGCGATGCCGCGTCCCGCAGCATTTCAAGCCAGCCGGCCTTGATATCCCGGCGCCACGCCACCTCAGCAGACGCCTGATTTCGCTCACGATCCCGACGCGCCGCGTGCTGGGCCAACGCCCGACGCCGCTGCTCCTCGCGCAGTCGCTCAAGCAATGCCCGACGGGCTTCCTCGCGGGCTTCCTCGGCGGCGCGCTCCTCTTCGTAATTGAAATGCCGTAACGGCAGGCCGGCATCATGAGGGCGAAGGCCAGGGAAATACCGGTGATCCGTGGCCAACGGCTCCGGATCACGTGCCAGTAAATCCAGCAATACGGCATCCGCGCCCATCGCCAGAACCGGAACCACCCCAAGCCATGGCTCCCGTGCCGCCAAAGCCGCGCTCATACGAACTCCCCAGGCGAAAATGCCATCCCGAACGGCCGGCTGTCATGCAGCCCCGAGGTCATGCCAGAACCAATGCCCAGACCCTGCTGGGCAAAGGTGTGAATGAGCGCGTCCGCCGCGTCCGGCGAGGCCAACCCCCGGCTCCGCATCGAGTTCTTGCTCTCAACCTGGAGCCGCCCATCGCTCAGAAACGCATAACGCGGAGCAACAAGGTCGTCTCTGAGTTGATCATCGAGAGGGAGTCTCACCGCCCGGCTCTCCAACCACTCCTTCGTCCGAACCCAGAGTTCATCGCGTAGCCGCGCATACTTCCCCGTCGTGCTGGCCGCCTCGCTCACATTCAACCCCAACACCGGCAAATTCTGCTCGTGCAACCGGTCAACAACCCCACTGCCAATCCCTATGACGTCAATGACAAGGAGAGCGGGTTTTATTGTCTGGAGGTCGTATTCGGCTTTGAGAGCGCCAGACAATTGCATCGTATCAAACTGCCGCCAACGACGCGGCATCTCAGTCACGACGTGGCCACGACGCTTGATCAACACACTGGCATCGGAACCAAACCGCGCCACGTCAACGCCCCAGATCTCCGACTCCGTCAGCACAAGGGGAATGTCCCGCCGCATCGCGCTGTCAACCAGCTCAGCGCCTATGAGAGTGTTGTCGTCAGCCTGCGGAAACTCCCCCAACACACGGACACGATACGCATTGCTGTCAACGCCATACCGCTTCGCGATCTCATCAACGAACCCAGGCGAAACACGCTTGCTCTCGGCAGACGATACCTTCATCACGAACCAACGGTCCCGCTCCAACATGTGGCAACGCCAGAAAAAACCAGAGGACCGCGTCGGATTGCCTATCAACAACGTGATCGCCCCAGGGCTGCTCATGCTCCCACCAGCCGCCTCGAATACAGCCTCGGGTATGCCCGATGCCTCGTCCGCCACGAGGAGGACGTGGTCTGAATGCAACCCAGCCATCGCCTCCGGAGTGTCCGCGCGGGAGGTTCTGGCTGTTATGAAACACTCCTGATCCGACCTTAACGTTATGTGGTCACTCGTGATGTTCCATAACTCACGCCAACCCCTGGGGAGGAGGTTGAACCACTTGATCGTCTCAGGCCATAACGCATCGAAAAGTTGTGGCGAGGTCGGAGCCGTACACGCGATCTTGAACGGCGCACGCGTGTTCGCGAACCATACCAATACCCACGCCGCGAACGCCGTCTTGCCAACACCGTGACCGGATCTGATGGCCACCCTGGTGTGCCCACGCGCGAGGGCTTGCAGCGCCTGGAGTTGCCATTGGTCCGGCTCAACCCGCAACACCTCCCGCACAAACGCCACCGGAGCCCGCGCATAGCGCGATATGGCCACATGGAAAGGGTTCTCCGCACCCGCGATCCGCTCGCCCCAGTCACTCGGAAGAGGAGAGGGCGACGCGTCAGCCATGAACTTTCCCATACACCAACAAATTCTCTATCTTCCTCAACCGATCCTCAATGGCCGCCAATGAAGACGCCACCGAGGGCGGATATGACGGAGCCTCGCGATAAGGACCATGGGGACGCAACGATAACCCGTGCCGCGACAATATGCCCTCGATCTCCTGCAATGAGACATGCCCAATGTTCGGAATCCGCAAAACCTCCGGGGCAGTCAGCCGGGCCACATCTCCCAACGTCTTGTGGCGGTCCCGATCCAACGCACCAGACGTGCGAACCGACAGACATAAATCCGCCAATAATATCTCGCGCGGATCAACGATCGGGGCGTCGTTCATCCCGCCTTCTCCAGACAACGGTCAATGATCGTCCTGAGCAGGTCGTTCCGCGCCGCCGTGTTGTGCGACACCGCATACGTCAAAGCGCCCATGAACAAGATATTGAGCAACGCCAGCAACAAAAACGCCGGAGGCAACGCCTTGATCAGCTTCTCCGGTATCCCCGCCAGTAACTGCTGCGTGGACTCATTCATGTCATGGCGATTTCGTAACGATGTTGGGAAAACGCGTGGCGGAATTTGGAAGGGGGGCCAGTGCCATCACCAGATGGCCGTGAGGGGGGGCGTGCGGCGGGTCGTGCGCCTGTGCGGTTGCGTAACTGCGTAGTTGCGTAACTATGCAGTTGCGTAGTTGCGCGTGTGTGCGACGCACTGAAACACCAATGAATACGGGCATTTCCCGCCATACAGACGAGGTGGGATACTGATCAAACGTTCCTTTACGCATGCATCCGAGGTTTGTAAACGACACTAACACTACAGCCGCAGTGCTATTGTGCATGTTCATTCCGTCGGGGTATCGAGCGTGTCGCTCGGGGTCACCGTGTGTTCGATCGTCGGCGGTGCGTCGGCTGTTGCCAGCAACTCCTGCGATATGACGCGCGCGGCGACGAGGTGCAGCTCGATGGTCGCGTTGCCCGATGTCTCAATCTCCTGTTTGGGTCTACCGAAACCACGATCAAGCAGTGCGATGGCGGCGGCGAGGCGCACCTTACTGTCAGGGTCGCGCACCATGAGGCCAGCCACGATCTCGATGGCCTTCGGTCCATGCTGGCGAGCGAGAGCCGCGATATCGACCAGTGCGGGCTCCCTGCCACGCGGGTTTCCGCTCTGTCCTGGCTTCCACGCGTGCGCCGGTGCACGTCTCCGGCTGCCATCCTTTGCAAGGGCGATGCTAGCAGACACCTGAGACACTATCCCATGCTGTGAGACGGCCGAAGTAAAGTCCGACACGCCTCGATCTGTCAAGCTTTCGATCAAAAATCGGCGGTTTCATTGGGAATATTCATGAAACAAGTCCATTGACGGGCATCACGTCAGTTCATATCGACGCGCGTCGTTAACACGGGAGCAGAGTCATGAGTGGGTTCCAGGGTTTGCGTCCGTTGGTTCCGGCGCATCTGGCGTTAGAGCCGGTTGTGGTCGTAGCGGAGCCCGAGGCGCCTTCTGAGGCGCCCGTGGCGTTGGCGGAGCCGTTACTGGCGGTCAGTCACCTGTCTCCCCCTGAGCGTCTCCAGGCGGCGTTGAAGGCATTGCGTTGGACGTATGGGACTTTGGCCGTCGCGTTGCGGACCAGCGCGTCGACCACGCGGAACTGGGGTTTGGGGCGAAGCCCTGTCCCGGTCTCTCTGCTGGTGTGGTTGGAGGATGTTGCCGCGTATCACGTGGCGCATCCGGCTCCTCCGGTGAAGGGATAAGAGGCGTGCGAGCGCGAGTGCGAGGCCGGCTGCGGCGAGGGTGATCACGACGGCGACCTGGAGGGCGTAGAGCAGGATCATGGCTTTGCGCGTTCGATGGCGGCGCGGACCTGTTCGGCGGGTAGATTGGCTCCGTGCATACCGAGGGCGACGAGCCACGCGGTAATGAAGTCATCGGCATCGACCCAGGTCTTGTGAGTGACTTGCGCGGGCCATCCCCAATGTCCGACGTTCTCGGCGAGGCGGTTGGCGGCGATGGTATAGGTTCCGTCGCGCGCTTCGATGCCGAAGGCTGTGACGGCCCATTGGCGTCCCTGCCACCACACGGGGTCGAGCGCTTCGGCGCGGCACTTCACCGAGCGGTCATCCATGACGATTGGCTTGTCGCCTCGGCGTGGCCTGGGCGGGATGTTGGCGAGGTCGGCGGCGGTTAAGATCTCAGGAAGGTCTGGCATGGTTTCGGCACTCCTTATGGTTGCATAACCCTCCCGCGAGAGGGGTCTCCCAAGAGACCCCTCCCCTCGTGGGAGGGGGGGGGGGTATGGGGGGTCACGTCTCCGCCACGTCTCCGCGGGGTCTCCGCCTGGCAAAAACAGCTGAATTACGCCAGTTTCGCAGGTCGTTACGCAGTCGCGCGGCGTATCCATATTCGATCGTTTCGTTTGGGTCTCCGCACCTCCGTCAACACATTGATATTATTGGCGGAGACATGGCGATTCTCGTTTTTGTGACTCCGGCCGCGGAGACATAAATGATGACATTTGGGTACGTCTCCGTAAACCTATGGTTGTATTACCTTCAAAACACGGAGGCCCCGGCGTTTAGCTTTCGCATCGAATAATTCCATTCTGAGGTAGCCTTCGGTGAGCCACGCCTGGACCAACTTGCCGACTTTTTTCTCATTCACACCGAGGCGTTGCGAGGCCCATAGTCCTATATATCGGCCATGATTTCTGGTCCGCGGTTCGCTCGACCAGGGGTCGTTCGCTTTCCACGCGCGGTCTATCTCGGCGAAAATAGCGTCGATGTCTGGCCACTCGATTTCGGGTCGATCGCGGATCGGGGTGGCGTTGACGAATGCCCCATTTTCGTAGGTCGCGGTGATTTCGCCGCCCTTTGGCGCATAATTCGACTTCATGCGGCTAATCAGACGGAGGTCGCTTTCCTCGTCTGGTCGGGTGACATAGAGGCGGGACCGCATGGTGTTGTTCCACCCCGTCGATCCGCTGGTGCCTGCCCCGCTGTTCAGGCCGGAGATTGAGGGATGGGCGGGCATGACCACGGCACATTCGTAGCGGCGGGCGATATTACCGCCGATAGCCTGGACGAACTGGCGAGCCTGAGAACGATTGATTTCGTTACCCCCGAAGATATCGGCGAGGGTATCGAGCACCACGAGGCGGGGGCGAAACCGGTCAAGCCACTCGCACAACTCAGCGAACAACCCGGTGGGTTTACCTCGGTTCTCGAAGTCGAATGTCATCAGCAGATTGTCGAACCCGAGGCGGGCGGAGATGCGCAGGAACTCCAGATTGCCCATGTTCACACCGTAGGCACGGTTGATGCCTTCCTGGCGGCGATGGAGTTCGCTGGCGTCGTCTTCGCACATGAACCCGAATGCGCGGCCGCCTCTGATGGGCAATCCCAACCAGGGCAGCGCCAGTGCGGTTGAACTGAGGAGTTGCTGGGCGAGAAGCGACTTACCGACCCCGCCGTCACCGTAGAGCCCGGTGACGTATCCGATCGGTATCCACTGATCGATAAGCCACTGGCGAAGCGGCGCCGGGGCGGTCCAGTGGAGGGGTGGATTGATGATGAGGCCGTCGCGGAGACCCTCGTTTGGTGTCTCCGCCGTGTCTCCGCGGAAGTCTGATGTCTCCGCATCGGTTTGATCTGAAACGATACTTTGCTCGAGGGAATGCCACCAACCAGGGTCCTCGATCGGCGGCGGCGGTTCTGGTTCCTGGGGACGGGCCGGAACGACGGACCTGCTCCAGATGCGCTCGAAGTAGCGCTCGTCGTTGGCGTGTTCCGGGCCGGCGCCGTGTGGATTGGCGAGGATGGCGGCGCGCATTTCCCCGTAGGTGAACCCCGCCGCCTTGAGCATCGAGCCGAGCGACATATCGAAGCCAGAACGGGATGTGTCGGTGAGGCCGGTGCCGATGCCGAGCCAGCGTTCGGCGAGGTATGGGCGATCGCGCAGCGCGCCCGCGAGTTTGGCGCGTAACGCTTCAGGTGCTGGCGCCGTGGCGTCGCCGATATCGTCTGACCCGGCGATGGTGGTCTCGCGTGGGCCGAACAGAGCGGCAACGGTGCGAATGGCGTTCAGTCCGATCAGGGCGACGTGTTCCCCCGCTTCGTGCCATTGCCTGCCGGTGACGGTAAAAAAGCGGTGGCTGAGGTAGATTTCAGCCGCGGGTCCGTGTGCCTCTCCGGTGCCGTTTCCATTGCCGTTCGGATAGGTTTTCTTGCGGCCGTTCATATTTGGCGGGATGGCGAACGCGGCGCGGATGGTTGGTAGTTCAGCCTGCGAGACACGGAAAAACAGCTTCAGTCCGACGCCGGATGGTGAGACCTCGGCGTATGTGTCCAGGGCGTCGAGGTATGGTCTGGCCCACTCGGCCAGTCGGCCGTCCACGAGGCAGCTATCCAGATCGAGGCCGACGAGGGCTTCGCCGGTGCCAAGGTCGCCCAGCACGATGCCTTCGCCGTCCCATGCTCCCTGGGTTCGTACACGGGCGGCGGCGCAAAACGCGTGGCTTCCCCAGTTGCGTGGGTCGGTGACGTCGGCGGCGGGTCCGCCTCGGACGCTGATGGGGATTTTGGTTTGTTTGCCGGCGCGGATGACGTTTTGCCAGAGTATCCAGCGGTCGAGGTCGGTCAGGTAAGGCGGGATTGTGCCGGTCATGACGGGCTGAATGTGCCGGACCCGGCTCGGGTCACCTTGGCCAGCATTCCCTGGTGGTATCCAGTCCATTCGGTCCAGAACCGTTCGCCGCACAGGCGGAGGCAAAGTCCGCGTGCTTCGCGGGTGAGAAATCCCACGTTGGCTGCCCCGAACAGACGGTGCGCGGCGAATGCGTGCTGTCGCATGTATTCATCGGCGCGGGTAAATTTGGTTCGCACGAAGACTGCTTCGAGCGGGCGGCCGGTCCACTTTTGTGGCACTTCCGCGCCGTTGGCCGCGATGACGCCGACAGCGTATTGGCTGGCCTGGAGCAGGTATTGGCCCAGCTCGGCGGCGCGGGTGGGCGCTCGCTTGACCTCGATACCCAGGATGCGGCCTTCCAACTCCATCACGAAATCGATCCGCAATGGGTCGGGTTTGCCCTTCATGGCATGGGTCCAGCAGAGCATTCGAACCTCCGAGCGAAACAGGCACCTGTCGCCCAGACGGCGTAAGTCGGCCACCAGTTCGGCGCTGATTTCGGCCTCGGACTGGAAAGTGGCGGCCTCGCTCATGACAGGCGCCTTTGGAGCCGCGCGAGGACGGCGCGGATGAGGATGCGCGCGACGGGTTCGGCGATGGGCCGGGGTTGGTCGGTGGGCAGGCGGAGCCAGTCGGGCGGCGTGTAGGTTGGATCGGGGTCGCACTCGGGGCCGGGCTCGAAGTCGAACGGCTCGATGGTGCGGTGCGCACTGCCCGGAGGCGTGTCGAGACGTGTGGCACGACTGTGCACGTCTGAGCGCGCTGCCGCGAACAGGTCCGGCTGCCGCGCGGTCACGCCGCCGCCCAGTGTCGTGGCTCGCGCGCGTAGCAAATGGCGCGGCAGGCGGGGCAGTATGACGAGCCGAGGCGGGCGGGCCGCGAGCAATAGCGGTGGTCGGGCCGCTCATCATCGCGCCACAGCGGATAGCGGCATTGTCCAGGGAGCGGGAGCGGCGCCAGGGCGGGGGCGGGGGTGACAATCTGGCCTGACGATATGACAGGAGAACAAACAACGGACGGCGGCGGCACGTCCGCCCGAGGCGGCCTTGGAGGGGCCGCGCGCGGGTATGGTGGCGGATCACCGGGTCGGTGGATCGGGGATGGTAGCGCCTCCGTGATGAGGCCAAGTCGCTTCAATCGGTTGATGCGGCCGGCGACGGAGTTCTTTCCCCGGCCCAGCAACCGCCCGATCGCGGCGGTTGACGTGCCATTCTGTCGTTCCGAGATGATGATGTCATCGTCTGGTTGCACGGGCATCACGGCATTCTCTCAAGGATGACGAGTTTGTTGTGTTTGGTGATGCCGCATCGCCGCCACCCGGCCATCTGGAAACAAAATCCTGGGTTGGTGCTTCGGATCTTGCGGGTGTTGACGTACGTGTAATGCCGCTCGCCCGGCCAGCGGTGGTCAGCGATGGCGTCGGCCGCGCGGATCAGATCGGATGAACGGACATCGCCCTCGTTGCGGAACACGGCGCAGTTAATGCCGGTTTGCCCATCGCCGCTGATGAAGCGCCGCCAGACGAACAGCGCGCGGGCATCGGGCCACAGCAGCACGAGCTTGCCGCCAGGGCCGGTGAACAGCAGCGGCTTGCGTCCGTCGCGGTATGGTTTCCATGAGTAATGCCGATGGAAAATGGCTCGCGCGCTGTCGTTGCCATCCAGCACCGGTATCCAGGTGTCACCGAACAGGAAAGGTTGCACCGCGCTCACGGCATCCTCCAGGCCAATCCCGGCCGTTTCGGATGCGCCGTGACCGTCCGTGTTCGCTTCACGCGTGGGGCTGCCGGGGCACGCACCGCGCCCATCTCGGGCAGGCACCACAGCGCCACCATCACGTCCTCGCGTGGCACGGGGCGCACGAACAATTCATTAAGATTGCCATCGTTTGTGATGGCGCCTGTGCTTTCGCACAGGTCGAGAACCGCTTTGGACCAGTTATCGCTGTCCCGGCGCGTGATCGGCACCTCGATCAGACAGTTGAAGCGGCAATCGATCGGGGCCGCGCCGACAAGCTGGCGCTTCACGTCCCAACCGGCCGCGCGTGCCCAGTCTCGGTATGCCTCCGAGCGGACGCGTGGCTTGCCGGGAGCGCGGACCCACAGCGCGTTGAGCGACGGACAGCGCGGCATCGTAACGATGCGATCGGGCGGGGTGTCGGACCAGTGTTCGCTCATGGTCCAACCTCGCGTTTGACCCACCAGAAGCCGGAGGGGGTGACGACGGTCACCGTCTTTGGCCACTGCGGCGGCTCCCAGTCGGCGCCGTACAGGAGCAGCAGCGCGCGACAGGTGTGTATCGTCAGGCCGGTGCGTTCCGCGATCTGGCGCCAGCGCAGACCGTCGTGGCGCAGTGCCGCGATGAGCCGGCCGGTCTCGCGGCGGTAGCGTTCCGTCGTCAGTGTCACCGCGCGTTCGGCCGGCTCGCTCATGTGGTTCCCTCCCGGTGGTTAGCGCGGCTTCAGTTCATCGGCGGCCTGACTCAGGGCGGCGCGGTAGCGCCCCAGTTCGTTGCTGACCGAGGCGCGGCACCACCAGAGCGTGATCCAGCCGAGGCGTAGTTCGGACTGCTCAATCCGCACGCCGCGCCAGGCGGTGGAAAACTCCGCGGCGAATGTCATCCGTTGCCACGGGCCGCCCTTCGTTCTGCTACAAGTCTGTTGACCTCATCTGCCAACCCACTACATTCCGCCATCAATTCGATCAGCTTGTGCGCGGGTGGACAGTGGGCGCCGTACAGATAGTTTTGTGCCGTTCGTTGGTCGACATCGATACGCCGCGCGATCCATTTATCGGCGCATTTCGTCCACTGGTATTCGCGCTTCAGGACGCGGGAAAACCGCCGCGCGCAATCTTCGGCTGTGAGGGTGGCTATCATTTCTAGGAGACCTTTTTAACTTGACGATTCCGGGAGGCGGTCCATGCGTAGGGCATCAGGCGGCGCTCGCGAGGGCTGTGAGCTTCATGACCGGAAGTCGCGCGGCCGCCGCCACGGCCTCCAGGTAACGGACGGGGATTGTTTGCCAACTCATCAATTCTTCAGGGGAGACGCCGATGGCGGCAGACAGTTTCCGCCACCCGCCCGCGCGATTTACGACATCCAAAAACTTTCCGATGGTGATTTTGCGAAGCGCGGTAGCCTGCATTTTCGCCATCTTTTCAGCTTTTCGAACGGGGTCGGCGTTAAGTTCCAATTGCCGATCCGCTGCGCGCACCCGGGATTCAGGCGACCATTTCTGTCGAACATTCACGTTTTTTGTGGGTTTTTTGAGGATCAATTCAGTAGCACCGAGGTGCCACAGCATTTCCTTCGAAAACTGAAACCACTCGCCACGAAGGCGTTGAGCGGCGAAACGAGCGTGAAGCGAGGCTTCCAGTTCACGTCCTCCATCAAGGAGGCGCAGAAGGATCAACTTTTCCGCTATGTCGGTTTGAATCTTGCGGAGGCGAGATTGAACAGAATTAGAGAAGCCGATCTTTACCGGGCCGTTCTCGCCGGCCTGGACCAGATAAACGGGCATCAGGCTACGGGCTCGGCTGACGCGGAAACTGGGCGCGTGTGCCGTTCGAGTACTTCGATCGTGATGTGCCTGGTATCACTTGAACCAGCCGCGATCCGAGCCAAGGCGGGCCAGTGCCTCGCGGGGATGCCGTCCTTCGCCCAGTTCGCGATCGCACTACGTTGTGCCGCCAGCGCGGGATGCCGCGAAAGCACTGTTGGACCGCCGAACGCCTTTACGATCTGTTCGGCCGAAAGGGGAGCGTCTTGAGTGAACATATCCCATATATGCCAGATATTCTGGCGTCATGCAAGCCGGGGTTAGCCAGACATGCTGGCGCACAAGATGCCGTCGAATCTGGCAATTTCGGCCGCATGCCGAAGAAACCGCCAGGCCCGCTACAAATCGCCGTCTCCGCGCGACTGGCGGCGGTTCAGGAGGAACTCAACAAGAGCGATGCCGCGATGGGCAAGATGCTCGGGTGTGGCCGCACGACCTGGGGCAACTGGATTCACCAGCAAAACATGCCGGAAGAAGGCGCCATGATTCGCCTCTGCGAGATGATGGGCCTCAGTATGGAATGGATCTATCGAGGGATCGCGGCCACGATGCCGGTTCGCTTGTTCATTCGCCTCGAATTGCGGCTTGTGGGCATCGACCCGGACATCGCTACCCCGGAGCAGGTTGCGCCGGTTGCGGCCCGGGCCGCGGCCTTGGTCGCCCCTTAGTCTGCCCCTGAGATGGCGGGAAGATCGGGCCGGGTGGCTTGAACCGGGGAATGGAAAATCGCGTGCCGTCCCTGTTTTTCAGGCGTGCCATTTTTTCTGGCATTAGGCGTTGACGTTCGCCAGATAATCTGGCACACATCCTCCAGCAATTCCGCTGGAGTTTTTCCCGTGTCCCTTCATTCTTGTCCTCCCCGTCCGGGTTTTCAATCTGACGTTGTTACATTACGCGGCGGTGCCGCCCGGTCAAACGCCGCCCCCCTGACCGTCGAGTGTGACCGTTGCGAGGACGGTGTTCGCTGGACCTCGCGATATGGCGGCAACGATCCCGACGTTTGGCGCGTCGGCCCCTGCGAGGCGTGCGACGGCACCGGACAGGTCGAGGTCGTGTGCGAGTTGTGCGGTGAATATGGCGCCACCGAGATGCTCGACGGCCGTCCGTATCACCTCGGGTGCGCTGAAGAGGTGATGGCCGATGCGGAGGTATCGCGCGAGGAAGGTTTCGGGACATGAGCGCCGCTGACCGCGCCGCCGCGCTGGCCCGCGTCGAGGCATTGATACTTTGGTGCCGCTCGTATGTGGAGCCGCCGCCGGCGGATCTGCTTTACGCCGCCGCGTACGCCGTCGAGCGGCTGAGACAGGAGACGCGTGATGTTGGTTGATCCAAAGTCTTACGATCTGGCTGAGTATTTTCTCGCGGACTGCGAGATGAAGAACAGAAAGGTCACCGTGATGGCGCTGGCCGAGGTGATCCAGGAAGCCATCGAAGGCTGGTACATCGAGGCGCGCGACGAAGGCCACATCAAGGAGCGATTGGGGGGAACGCGCGATGCTGAGTGAGGAGCTGCGTAATTTGTCGATCTGGCTGCGGGCGCGGCGGCAGCCGGTCGAGATCTCCGTCATCATCCATATGCTGGAGGAACTGGCCGAGCAAGCCGAGCAGCTGGAGCGAGGGACCCGGTTGATGAGTGCTGATGAGGTCGCGGAGCGGATCGCGCTGGAGGCTTACCGGCCATGAGCGATGCACCATCAGCCTTCAGAATTGAGCAAACCCTGTCAGCCTGGCAGGCTGCTCGCGATCATTTGTTGAGGTCGGATGAAAGCCTCGCGAATGACGAGGCCGCGCTCATCGATGCACTCGGCCCCGAAGAGCAGGACGTCCATGCCATCCTCGCGCGGCTGCTTCGGGCCACCGTACACGCCCGCGACATGGCGGCGGCGGCAGACGAGCGCGCGAAGGCGATCAACGCCCGCCGCGACCGCTACAGAGCCCGCGCCGAGCACATGACCAACGCGGCGCTCGCCATACTCCAGATCACCGGGGAGAGACGCGTGGAAACCGGCGACCTGACCGCCTCGATCCGCCGCAATCCCGACAGCGTCGTCATCACCGATCCCGACGCGGTGCCCGACATGCTCTGCCGCATCGTCACCACCCGCGCGCCGGACAAAGCTGAAATCGCCAAATGGCTGAAGTCGGGCGCCGATGTGCCGGGGGCCACGCTCAATAACGGTGGTGAAAGCCTCCAGATACGGACAAACTGACATGAGCACATCCATAGCCAACGCCACTCCACGTGAAGCGGGCGTCTCGGCCAGCGTCCTCGAGCACACGCTCGGCACCGGGGATCTGAGCAAGCTGACGGTCCAGCAGAGGGTCGAGTATTACATACAGGTCTGCAAGAACATCGGCGTCAACCCACTCACCCGGCCGTTTCAGTTTCTGACGTTTCAGGGCAAGACCGTGATGTACGCGACCAAGGATCTGACGGATCAGTTGCGGAACATTCGGAAAATCACGCTGGAGATAACGGCCAAGGGGATCGAGGGCGACGTCTACACCGTCACCTGCAAGGCGACCGATCCCGAGGGGCGGCACGACGAAGACATCGGCGCGGTGGTGCTAAGTGACCGTGCCCCACCGGAGAGCCGGGCCAATGGCATCATGCGGGCGATGACCAAGGCCAAGCGCCGCGTCACATTGAGCATCTGCGGCCTCGGGTTTTTGGACGAGAGCGAACTGGACACGATGCCGGGAGCCAGGATCATCGACCACACGGTGTCCGAGGAACCGGCTGCCGCGCTCGAACCGCCGAAGGCGGAGCCGCCGAGGCCCAAGCAAACAGCAGCTCAATGGCTGGACGAAACCGCTTCGGAACTGGCCGCCGCGATCGATACCGAGGCGCTGAACGCCATCATGAGCCGACCGAGATATATGCAAATGCGCGCGTGGCTGACGAATGGCGCGCTCGATCGGTTGATGTACCTTGAGCAGGAGGCGATCACGCGCATAGCGGTGGCGGCCGCCGCCGCCGAAGCCGCGATAGCGCCAGAAGAGGCTGACGGACTGTACGCTGACCCCGCCACCGACCCGTTCCTCCAGCCGGCGCGCGAGCCCGCGTGATGACGCAATACCCTGGGCTGATACGCGGTGCTCCGACGCCAAAATGGTTGCCGCGTGGCGGGATCGAGCATGTGCTCGACGTGAAAGAACGCGAACGGCTGACATGGTCCGAAACAGCCATTCGCTTTGGTACGACGATGGACGCCGTGAAGGCGGCGTCCCGGCGGCGGTTGCTGGCGCGGCGGAACGCATGACCGGCCCGCCGCTCCCCCGCCTGCTGGCCTCGCTGGCGATCGGCCTCGTGCTGGCCGGGGCGTACTGGTGGCTGATGGATCAGATCCCCGCCGCGATGTTGGCGGAGGCGAGATAATGGCTGAAACACGCGATTGGAAACCGGCATCGGAACTCTCGGTCAATCCGCGGGTGACCACCTGTATCGACGTGCGCGAAGTCACGACGTATCGCTGGAAGCCGTACCAACCTGATGGCGCCCGGCCCGTGCGAGCGCAAGGTCGTTGGCAGCGCGCGACCGGGTCCGGTGATTATATTCGCTGGGTGAATTGTCAGCGACCGCTCGGCGAATGGTCTCCGAATGGAGACGCGAAATGACCGAGGACCGACGACTGACTTTGCTGGAGCAAGGAGTTCTGTTGCTGCTCCTCGGGAATGTCGCGGCTTTGATTTTGCTGGTGGCCGTTCTTTCGATGCCGGGAATTTGCAGATGAGCAATGCCATGAGCGACAGCGAACGCGCGATGCTGGCCGAGGTCGAGGCGGCGCGGGTGGCGCGGTGACCGACGTCCGCTGGTTGCCCGCGTCCGACGCCGCCCGGTACGTGGGCCTCGAAACCGAAGGCTTCCGTCGCGCCGTGCGCCGCGGCACGCTACCCCCGGCATCGTACAAACTCGGGCCGCAGTCCCCGCGCTGGGATCGGATCGCGCTCGACCGGGCGATGGGCGTCGAGGATGCGCGGAACAGCACGGGGGAGGCGGTTGATGCCCTGGCAGCCGAAATCAAAGCCGAAGCGCAAGCCAAAAGTGGTACGAAAGCGGCTCGCGGACGGCTCGATCAAAATCTACGCGTATGAGCGGACAACCAAAGCCACGGCGCCCCGAGAGCGCGACACGATCGCCATGCTGATCCAGGCTTACCAGGGCAGCCCGGAATGGAAACGCCTGTCGGCGGCCACCCAGGACCGCTACATCAGATATCTGCGCCCTCTCATGCGGATCGGTCATACCCGTGTGCCCGATCTGACCCGGCGCGACATCACCATCATTCGCAACGCGATCAACGAAACCGGCAAGCCGGCCGCCGCCAATGCTTTCGTGCGCGCCACCTCGGCGTTGTATGCCTGGGGTATGGAGAACGATTTCGTCGAGGCGAACCCGACGATGCGGATAAAGTCCATTCCAGGCGGTCACTTCGCCGCGTGGACCGCTGATGCCGCCGCCCGCGCCCTGGACGAAATGCCGGAGCACCTGCGCCGGCTGATTCTGATGGCGCTATACACCGGGCAGCGGCGCGGCGATTTGTGCCGTCTGGCATGGTCGAACTACGACGGCGCGCGGCTCAGGCTCACGCAGGAAAAGACGGACGTTTCGCTGGTGATCCCCGTTCACCCCGTCCTGAAGACCGCCATGGACGGCTGGGAGCGCCGCGCGGCCACGATCCTGGTCAACGCCCGAGGTTGGCCCTGGAAACCGGAAAGCGCCTCCAAGGGCATGAAGGAGGCGATCGATCGCCTGGGCTTTCCGTCCGGGTGGAACATCCACGGGTTGCGCAAGCTGGCGGCGGCGAACCTCGCGGAAGCTGGATGTTCAATGAACGAAATCGCCGCGATCACCGGACACAAAACGATGGCGATGATCAGTTTTTATACGGCCAGCGCGGATCAGGAACGGATGGCGACGGCGGCGATACATCGACTGCCGGCGCGGCGGTGACAACCGTCTGGAAACCGACAACCGGCGAACGGGAAACATCCAGTGAATAACTACGGAATTGCCAACATCGATATCCTCATGAAAAATGTGGGCGCTGTAAATAAAGGACTTTTTTGTGACAACTGGAAACCGTGAATCGGCGTCGTCAGGTCGTGGCCGCCCGGTAATGAAGGATCATCCAATGGCACACAGGAGACCAAGCGAGGTTCGGCGTCTGCTTCAAAAGTGGGGGCTCTGTCATCTGATGGGGCCGGAACATGAGGCTTTGCTGATGCCCGGTGAGACGCTCAGCGATCTACGCAAGCTCGATCTGGACGCGCTGTTCGAACTGGTGTTCGGCCGCGCGCTGCCGGATCCTCCAGACTACGCGCCGAGGGGATGACAGCGAAACTGTTGTCGCCGCCCTGGTGATGTGAGAGAAGCGGGTGCGCGGGGTTGGCCTGACACCAACCCACGCGCGGAAACCGGATGCGCGGTTTCGGGGACCCTGGTGATGGGATACCCCAACAGCCGCTCATCCACAAACAGGATTTGAGCGACCATGGATGAAGACACGAAAGCCAGATTTGACGCCATCGATGCGCGGTTCGATGCCCTGATGGCACGCATGAACGATCAGTTCGAGCGGGTGCTTGATCAGATGACCTCACTCCGCGCCGACACCGACGATACGCGCGGGCATGTGCTTTACGGACTGCGCGAGAACCTGACGTTGAGCGAGCGCATCACGAAGCTCGAAAACGACAGGAGGAAGCCATGATGACGAAGATTCCCCTGGCGTTGCTGCTTTTCACGGCCACCACGGCTCACGCCCAGGTGACGTCGTATCAGCCGCCACCCGCCTGGGCGCCTCGCGCGGCTCCCCTGGCGGCCCCGCCGGGCAGCCAACCGAACATGTTGATCAGTCCGCCCCCGGCGTCGTGGCAGGGCCAGTGGCGGCCCGAATACGGCAGCATGATCGCGCCGCCGTGGACGGGGGTGAAACAATGATTGGGATATTGCTGTTCGCCGCCGGTGCTCTGCTGGCCGTCGTGGCCTGCGTCATGGCGATCGTGCTCGTTTGCACCGTGCTCATGGCGCCGTTCTGGTTGCTGACGAGCATCGGCTCATCCGGGCCGGAACGCGAGCCCATCGTTCTGTTCAGCCGGCGTACGTGGTCGTGGCTGGTCCCGGCGTGGCGTCAGGGCGTCATCCCCAACAGCCCCGGCAGATCGCGCGGCAAATAAGTCTGCCGCGCCGGGGATACCATCGGTGTTGGCGGCGATTCTCGCAGCCCCTCCTGTTGCCCGAGGAACCGCGCCGTGGCCGCCAGCGATCGGGCACCGGGCGGCAGGCGGCCCATCTGCCGCAGGTATTCCTGCCCGTTCTGCGAGAACAGATATTCGCCGATCCGGTCGACGTTGCGTTTGGCCAGCCAGTTCTGGACGGACTCGCTCGCCTTGGGCAGCGCCTCGAGGCTCGCGTATCTCAACATGCCGATGGCTTTAATGAGAGGCGTATCCCTGGACGCGGTCTTCAGGTCCGCCGCCGCCGCCTGCCGTGTCGCCGTCAGGCTGTTCATGCCGCGCGACCGCGCCACGTCCTCCAGCGTGCCCATCATGTTCTCGAAGCCCCGGAACGCGACCGGGTCCATCGCGGCACGCATGGAGTCCCGCGCGTTTGAGTCGGCCCATAACTGGCGGCGCAACATCGACGGATTGAGCCCCTCCGCGGACTTTGTCGTTTTGTCGAAAATGTCCTGCATGTAGGCGCGCGTGCCGGCGTTCCACTCAGCCTCACGTCCCGCCTGAATGAAGTTGGCCCGCGTCTCGGCGATGGCGCGCGGGTTGTTGGTTTCAAACGCCGGCGCCACGATCGCGCGGGCGCGCTCCGTTCCGGTGTCAGCCGTGGTGCCGACCGTGGCTTCCAGTCGCGCGGCCTGTCGTTGAAATGGCGCGGTGGTCGCGCGGGCTATCCCGTAATCCGGATAGGCGGCATCGAGATGCGTCAACAAATCGCCGCGCAGGCTATCCACGGATGCCGCCGTGGTGTTCTCGCCGGCCCGCCTCGCGATGGTGTGGGCGTCATCCAGCTTTCGTTTCGTCAGGTCCCAGAGGGCGAAGTCGGGCGTGTCGGGCGCGGCTCTGCGATAGATGTTCGCATATTCGGTGCGCGCGGCGTTCATCGCCGTCTCAACCGCCGGGGCCTCCATTAGTTGAGCGAGGTCCGGTGACATGACCTGCCCGCCCCGTTCCGCCGCCTGGTAGAACGGTCGCGCGGCTGTATTGCCCTGCTCCCGTATAACGCGTTGCGCGTCCGCCGCCCCCTGCTGGAACTGGAGCGCCGCGTCTGTTTTGTCCGCCGCCGGGGATACGTTGCCCGCCATCCTGTCGAACGCATTGACCACCTGGGGCCGTTGTCCCGCGTAGAACCGCTCCGCGATATCGGCGCCCTGTGGCCCGGCGCCTCCGGAGGCGTAGACGTCCTCCATGTTGATCAGGGACGGCAGCCCGCTCGCCTGCCCCGGCGCCAGGATCACGTCCTGAGCGCCCGCGCGCGCGTAACGGTCGGCGATGCGCTGTTGCACGACGGGGTCTCGCAGTGTCCTGAGATCGTAATCGCTGGCGCCCATCGGATTCGGTCGCAGGCCGCGATTGAAGCTGGCACCGAGCAGTTGCCCCAACGCGGCGGCGAGCGCCTCTCTGCCGGTCTGCTTCCAGCTATAATTGGGCACCAACGGCGGGCCGCCCTTCGGATCTGGAACACCGGGATCGAGCGTCTGGGCGCTTGACTGGCGCACGGCGTCCCCCGCGGCGGCACCAGCCGCGGCACCCACGGGTCCGGCGATCAGGGAAGTAGGCCCGCCGGCCAGACCGCCGAGGATGGCGCCGGCCGCCGGCAGGGCGGGGCCGGCGAGAGCGCCGATACGTGGCAGTGGATTCTCCGGCAGGAACGTCGAGGGCCGGACGGGGTCGGGCGCGTATTCCCTCGCCAGTGGTGTGACGTAGAACGGCTTGCCGCCTTCCCCGACCGCCGCGAGGCGTCCGTCCGATCCGTAGAAGACGCGTGACTGGGCTTCGAGCGGCGGCAGATCGGGGAACAGTTGCCGCGCGACGATACGGCGGCGTTGCTCCGGGTCCGACGCCATGGACCCGGCCACCTGCGTACTGAATCCGGGGATGTTGGTCTCCGAGATCGGCTGGCCCAGCGATTCAGCGACCGGGCCGGAAGCGCTGCTGACCCACTGCACGCCCTGGCCGCGATCTCCGCCCGGCACGATGCGCCAGGGGGTATTGAGCGGCGATTTCTCGTCCGGCGACGCGGTGGGGACCGGTGCCGATAATGTCCGCGCCTGGGCATCTTCGCCCCTGGAAAACTCCACACCACCTGATGGACTGGCCTCTCGGAACGCATCATCCGCCGTGAGCGGTTTCTCGGATGTCGTCTCGCTCATTCCCGCACCATGATTTGCTGCGTCAGATTTCCTTTTTCATCCGGGCGCCACGCCGTGTAGGGATGGCCGCTCTTGACGTTCTCGCGCAACCAGTCCTGCGTTTTCTTATAACTGTTGGGTTCTTCGAAGCGCGGCGCTTCCGGCAGGACGGGACCGAGGCCGCCCTGATTGATACCATTGGCGTCGATCCTTCGCGGTCTTTCTATGACATCTGGCAGATGGCTAAGGTTATGCGCGGGCTTGCCCGTGGCCGGGTCGATGCGGCTGAAATAGTCCTGCGTGAAATTGTTCCCCTCGACGACACGATCCGCCATGTTTTGCAGGAACGCCACCGCCACCCGGCGTCCCGCGTCCGATTGCAGCAGTCTGGGCATCACCGATTTGAACGTATCGAGATCCCGATCACTCATGGAGCCGGTTCCAGAGACCCGAAGCTGCGTCGAAAGGTGGTTGGTAAGGCCGGTAAATACCGAGATATTGTCAGCGGTTTCCGGGCTGATGATGTTGGCGTCCTTAAGCACAGCTGCGATCGTCGGATATTGACCAAGCAGCGAAGAGATCAGACCCCCCGGCGGCAGTTGTCGCATGAGGGCGGGCAGTTGCCTGAGTTGATCCGACACCGGTCCCATGGCGGTAGCGGTTTCCGCGCTTTTCTTCATCTGGTCTTTCCAGCCCTCCAGAGCGACCAGCGCGCCCTGTTGATCGACCGTGAAGCCGCTCTTGATCCGCTCCAGTTCAACCGCGTTGGCCTGCTGTTGCGCCTGATCCTGTTGCTTTTGCGCCGCCGCCCTGACCTCCGCCGCCTGCTTGGCGGCCTCATCGACCTGGGTCTTCGCTTCATTGGCACGGAACGCGCGAACGTCAGTGTTTTGTTTTTCAACCTTGGCGCTGATCAGTTCGCGGCGCTGTTTCACCACTTCCGCGAGTTGTTTGGCCGCGTCCAGTTGCGGCATGGCGATGGCGACCTGGCGTTGGATATCAGCGTCTTCCTCCGGTGTGATCGTCGGCCGGGCAGTGAGGTCGGGTGGCAGCGGCCCGTAGCGCACGCTGACGTCAGCCGGATTGAACGGCGCTTGCGCGGACGCGTCAGTGGCCGGCGTGACGACTGCTGGCGGTGAGACACTGGGAGCCGTGGCGAGAGGCGGGACGAGTTGCCCGGTCGGCACCCGTGGCCCGGCTGGCCCGACCTCTCCCGGAACCCACGGCACGTCCCCCTGTCGCGGTGGCCTGGGAGGTGGAGCGGACGGCACGGTTCCGGCACCAGGACCGGCCACCTGAACGGCCGGCGGGATCTGGACCGGCGCTCCGGGATCACCGCCAAGCTGAGCGGGCGGCACCGCCGCCCCTGGAGCGGCTGATGGCGCGGTAGCCCCGGCGAGGGATGCCCTGGCGCCGGGCACGTATCGCAGGACGTTGGCGACGTAATTGGGGTCGCCGCCGCCGTTGTAGTTCTTCAGGGCAGCCGCGACGGTCGCGGGATTGGAGAAATCGGTGCGCGGGCCGCCGCGTGCTTTGAGGTAATCGGCCGCGAAATTGATGTTGACGCGGGGGTCTTTGAGTGTCGCCGGGTCGATGCCGGTCAGACCGAAGCCGGGGTCTTTCGCGGTAGACGGCTTGATCTGATGCACGCCGATCTCGCCGGCTCCGCCGACCGCGTTGGGATTGAATCCGCTCTCCTGCTTGCCTTGCGCGATCAGCACATCAACCGGGATGCCGGTGCGGGCCGAGGCCTCCTGATAGATCGGCAGCAATTCCGGTGGCACCGAAATGCTGCCGCCCGTCGCGATGTTGGTTGATGGAGCCACCGATCCAGGCGTGCCTCCGCCCATCACCGCGCGCGCCGCGTCCGCTGCCCGTTGCTGTGCCTGCAACGACAACAACGGCAACGCCGCCTTGAGCCGATCGAGCTGCGCCCGCTGATCCTCGACCGCGTAGCCCTGTTTGGCGGCCAGCGCGCCCAGTGCCTGTTTCGTCGTGGTATCGTAACCACGCTCGGCGTGTGCGAAAGCATTGCCGAGGTTGGTGCCGATCCACTGGCCCGAGCCGGAGGCCTGCAGCAGGCCGGTGCCGAAGCGCGACAGCGCCTGGATGCCCGCCTGCTCCCGTTCCGCCGGGGACAGGGCTTTCAGTGTCTCGGGGCCGGGGCTGCCGGCGAACTCCCCCAACAGCGACACGACATGACGCAACCCGCCGCCGAAGCCGGAACTGTCCACCGGCGTCCGGTCGGGTTGGATGTTGGGCAGGCCCTGCCCGAGATGCAGCGAGGCCAGGAGTTGGTTGATCTGGTCCTGCGAGAGACCCTGGAGGTCGGGTGCGGGTGCGGCGGGTGTCGTGGTGTCGGACATGGATCAGATCCCTAACAAACCGAGGGGCCTGGGCGGCTCTCGTGGCAGCCCGCCCTTCACCGCCGGCCCGGTCGCCGCCTGCTGATACAGCTGCTGGCGCTGGGCCAGGAGCGTGAGAAGCTCGCGGATGTTCAGCGGCGACGGCCGGCCGGTCGGGGAATTGGGGATTTGTGGGCTGGGCGCCGTGACCGTTGGATAGGCGGCTGGTGACAACGCGCCGGAGACTTTGTCCTCGCTGCCCTCGCCGAGCGTTTTAAGCGCCGCCTGCCAGTTGATGCCGGAGCCGAATGGGGCGCTGTTCGCGCTGTTGAAGCCCGTCGTGGAGCCGTAGGTGTCCGGGTTGGATGCATCCGACGAGATGTTCCATGCCATCGTCTATGGCCCTCCGCCCTTGGCGGCACTCGCCGCCGTGCTGCCCAGTTTGCTGGCAAACCCGACATACGCGCCAATCGTGTTCAGCAGGCCT